CCACTTCCAGCGGTCAATTGCTCATCCGCTAGTCAGGTTAATGATCGTGCTCGTAGGTTTGCTGATAATCGCACTCGTATTGCTTCTAACTATTTTAATCACTCTGACTTACAAGTTTCTATGTACACAGGGGCAGACCACTACATAACATACGGATTCCTCCCATTCATTATTGAATTGGACGAGGAAGCAAAACTGCCACGCATTCGCCTAGAAAACCCAAGGATGGCTTATCCTGAATTTGATCGCTATGGACGATGCATTGCATTTGCAAAAAGATACTCACTTACATTAGGTGAGTTAGTAGCACAGTTCCCAGAATATGAAGGTCAATTACTTGGACCTACTGGGTTTAAACAAGACATAAATGGGCAGATTGAAATTGTTCGTTACTACGATAAAGATCAATCTGTTGTATACATACCTGCTCGTCAAAATTTAGTTTTATCTCAAGCACGTAATCCACTTGGTAAGATGATGGTTGTTGTTGCTAAACGTCCATCTGTTGATGGTGAAATGCGTGGACAGTTTGATGATGTATTAGGAATTCAATTACTGCGTAACCGATTTGCTATGTTGGCAATGGAGGCTGCAGAGAAATCTGTTCAAGCCCCAATTGTTCTTCCTCAAGATGTACAAGAGTTACAACTTGGTGGAGATGCTGTTATTCGTACAGCGAACCCAGCAGGTGTTCGTCGTGTAGAACTTAATCTACCGCAGGGTGCATTTACTGAACAACAATTATTAAATCAAGAATTACGTGTTGGTGCTCGTTATCCAGAGGGACGTACTGGTAACATCGATGCATCTATTGTTACTGGTCAAGGTGTACAGGCTCTTATGGGAGCATTTGACACACAGGTTAAATCAGCGCAAGCAATCTTTGCTACAGCACTCCGTGATGTTATTGGTCTATGTTTTGAAGTAGATCAAATGTTCTTTGACGAACTTAAGACAATTCGCGGTGTAGATGCTGGATCACCTTACGCACTTGAATATAAACCAAGCAAAGACATTAAGAGTGATTTTTCTGCTGATGTTCGCTATGGTATGCTTGCTGGTCTTAACCCAGCACAAGGACTTATCTTTATGCTACAAGCACTTGGAGGTAAGTTAATCTCTAAGGATATGGCTATGAGAGAGTTACCGTTCAATGTTAATGTCACACAAGAGCAAGAGAAGATTGAAATTGAAGATATGCGTAATGCTCTTATCGGTTCACTTCAGGCTTACACACAAACAATTCCGCAAATGGCTACTGCTGGACAAGATCCTTCAAATATTGTTAGAAAGATTGCTGATGTCATTAAGTCAAGGCAAAAGGGACAAGCAATAGAGGATGCAATTCAAGAAATATTTGCGCCTGAAGCGCAACAAGTTCCTCCTGCTGGCGCACCTTCTCAGGTTGAGCAAACGTCCCCTGCTCCCGCTGCTGCCCCAGTAGGAGGTCCTACTCCTGAACAGGTTATGGCAGAAGCACCACAAGCAGCACCAGATATCCAAAGTCTTTTATCTAGCCTAACATCAGGTGGAGAAGCAAACGCAAGCGTAAGAACTATTCGACGACGATAATTAAGTAGGGGACAATGACAACAATTATTGGAATAGAACATAAAGATCGCTGCTTTATAGTTGCCGATAGCCAGACTACAGATGCTGATGGTAGAATTTATTCTCACCCTGAGGTTAAAAAGATTTCAGATAGTGGTATGTTTTTGATTGCAGGATCTGGTGAAACATTAGCCTGTGATATAGCACAACATATTTGGGAGCCACCAACTCCCACAAAGCAAGATAGAGAAGACCTTTATCATTTTATGATTGTAAAGGCAATGCCATCTCTCCGTAAGTGTATGGCAGAGAATGGTTACAACTTTGAAGAAGATACCAAAGAATCTCGCTTTCAGTTTATTATTGCTGTAGGTGGAGAAATCTTTGATGTTGACCAAGAATTATCAATAAGTAAGTCTGCAGATGGAGTATACGCTGCAGGCTCTGGAGCAGCATATGCACTTGGCGCATTATATGCTGGAGCAGATGCATATGAAGCAATGGAGATTGCATCCAAATTAACTGCTTTTACAGCAGGTCCTTATATATCAAAAGAACAACCTAAAAAAATTAAGTAGGAGGAACAGTGGCTGGTAATCAAAATAGCGGTGGATTCCGCCCAACAGCACCACAAAATAATCCTGCAAATGTTTCCGCAACTGGTGGAGCAGGACAATCAGGAACACAACCTGCACGTTATATGTCAGGATTAGCATACGGACAAGGTCAAGCACAAATGCAACAACAGACTTCTGCGCCTATGGCTGGTAATCCTGTTGCTGCAACACAACCCGCTGTAACTACTGGCATTCCAGTTGTTCCACTTACTGCTGCTACACAAAGACCTGATGTTCCAATTACAAATAATTTAGATCAAGAACCTACATTACCAGCAATGGTGCCTCAGCAACAACCAGATAATTCCGCAAAATTAATTCAAGCATTATATCTTCAAGATCCAAGCAATGAAGATGTTCGGCGTATGTTGGAGTATTTGAGCGCTGAAGGCAGGATCTAGTGTCTCTTCCTAATATCAAAAAAGATGCTAATGGGAATTACGTGCTTGAGGGTATTCAAGAGCGCGAGATATCCCAGAACCAATTTAACTATAATGACATTATTCAGCAATCACAGACATTAACTGGACCACAAGGTGATGCTGCACGAGCAGCCATATCAAAAAATACAGACATTTCTGCTGGAGTTATTGCTGGATTATATAAAAATGGAAGCATTGGTTCTAGTCCATTAGTTGATACATTTGTTGAGATAGATAGACAAACTGCTGCTAAAAGATATGAAGATGCATTTAAAGAAGCGCAAAGAATTTCTAATGAACAATTTCAAAAGAAGCCTTGGGGAAAGGCTTGGACCATCCTTAAAGGATTGGTTCGAAACAGTACTTTAGCATTAAGCACTCCGATTGAAACTTCTTTTGCTAACCTAGGTAATCAAATTGGATTAGTTGCTAAAGAGTTTCAACTTCAGGCTCAAGGTAAACTAACCTGGGACGGTAAACCTACAGATCCAGCAGATACAAGAGAAAGTCTAGGTTTACTTTCTGACAAAGAAATGTTAAACGTAGCATTTAACCCAGCAGTTGCATTGCAACAAACTACAGCATTTCAGGCTGGTAAGCAATTTGTCAATGAGGGTAAAGTTGATTTAGGTCAAGGATTCTTTTTCTCCGAAGAAATGGGTGCTGGTTTTAAAGCACGCCAAGAAAAAATGAAATATGCTAAAGTTGCAATTTATCAAAATGGCGAACAAGTAACAGACGCTGAAGGCAATGTTATATACAGACCATATTCTCCTGTAGACCCAGTATCTTTTGTTATTACAAGAGGACTTGGGCTTGATGAGAGCAATGCAAGATTTATTAATGCTATTGGCGAATTAGGTTTAATGGTAGTAGGAGATCCAACATCTGCGTATGCCAGAGCCGCTAGACTTAAAAAACAATTAGAGCAAGCCAAAGCATTTAACGCTGGCGTATTGCCAGGAAAACAAATGCAGAAACTTACAATACTTGAGACTCAAGTTGATGAGGCTCAAAAGGCAGTTGAAGAATCTCTTGCTCAAATGAAAGTTTTCAACGGTATGACAACTGGCCAAAAAGTTGCCGCATACAAATCAGCCCTAGCAGAGCAAACTAAAATAGAAGCAGAGTTTACTAATCTTCTAGGCAAAGAAATTGATTACGAGCCAATCGCTACATTTATTAGCGGTAGCAGCGGGTCTCACATTGTAGATGCTATTGTTGAAATGAATGACTGGAAACAGATCTGGAAAACAAGTAGACTGCGTAACAAACCAGGATTTACTGTAGACCAAGCAAAGGCTTTGGCTGCTTCTACAAACAGAGAAGAAGTTTTAAAAGCAATTGCTCCGTATGTTGCAAGTGGTGATGTTGCTCAAAATCTTTTGGAAACAGGAACTACTACTAGTAGATTCTTAA